GATCATAACTCGCAAATGATGCTCTACGCACTCGGAGGCCTGGCCGCTTACGGCTATATTTACGAAATCGAGACTGTCCGTATGAGCATCATCCAGCCGAGGCTTGACAACATCAGCACCTTTGAGTGTTCAAGACAGGAGCTGGAGGAATGGGGCGAGAGTATCCGGGAGATCGCAAAGCTCGCCTATGAAGGAAAGGGAGAGCAGACACCCGGAGAATGGTGCCGGTTCTGTCGTGCCAAGGCTGTATGCAAGGCATGTAAGGATGAAGCAATGTCATTATGCAGAGAGGAGTTCCTTGATCTGGACGAAGGAGCACTGAGTGAAACCATTCCCGGTGACGGGATAAGGGCATCTCCTGAAGAAAACACCATTCCTGTTTTCAAACAGCCCGGTCTTGTACCAATGGACGAGATAGTGCATATTCTGCCCACGCTGAACCGCATCAGTTCATGGATAGAGTCGGTGTTTGCATTTATAAGCTCCGAGGCTATAAACCACGCAGTTCCGATACCGGGCTACAAGGTGGTGGAAGGCAGGAGCAAAAGGGTGTTTACAGACACAAAGGCTGTGGTCGATACTGCGGTCGCCAATGGGTATACCGATCTGTACAAGCAGCAGCTGATTACTCTTACCGAGTTTGAAAAGATGATGGGTAAAAAGAAGTTCAATGAGCTTCTGGGGGCGTATGTAACAAAGCCGCCCGGAAAGCTGGCGCTGGTTCCGGAGGACGATCCGAGAGAACCTGTGGACCTTAATAACGCACCGCATCAGGAGTTTACAGCCCTTCCTGATAACGGCGAATAAAGCAGGGCTGAACAACAAATACTAATACATTTTCTGGAGGTAAAAAATTATGGCTAATAATCAGAATAACAATCAGGCAACCAAGGTGATCATTCCCTGTCGCATCAGCTTCGCAAACATCTGGGAGCCGAAGAGTATCAACGGATCTGAGGAAAAATACAGTGTTTCCTGCATCATTCCGAAGAGTGATAAGAAGACTCTCGAAAGGATCCACAAGGCTGTCGAGGCTGCAAAGCAGATCGGTATCAGTAAGAAATGGGGCGGAAAGATTCCTGCAAATCTCAAGCTCCCTCTTCGTGACGGAGACATCGACAGACCCGATGATGAGGCATATGCAGATGCTATGTTCGTAAATGCCAACAGCAAGGACGCTCCCCAGATCGTTGACCGCAAGGTGCAGCCTATCATTGATCCCATGGAGTGCGGCTCCGGCGATTACTGCAATGTAAGCGTTAACTTCTATGCATATAACGCCAACGGCAACAGAGGTGTGGCTGCATCCCTCGGAAATCTGCAGAAAATCAAGGACGGAGAGCGTCTTGCAGGAAGAACATCTGCTTCATCCGATTTTACCGAGGTTGAGAGCGACGGGGATGGTGAGAGTATCTTCAGCGAGGATGATATTCCCGATTATCTGAAGGATTAAAAGCAGTTATTTTATCCTGACAGAGGCTTTGTAACATGACGCAGGCGGGAGGGTAACTCCTCCTGTCTGCATCTTACAAGAGCTGCTGAAGAACGGTATGTGTATTTCTTCAGCAGCTGTTATAAGGTGCAGACTTGAATCAGCCGGCACTGATAATAATGCCGTCATATATGGCGGAAAGGAGATGATTTTTTGGCGGAGAAAAGAATAGTATTGAGCATCGACCTCGAAACATACAGCGATATCGACCTTGCCAAATGCGGCGTTTACCGCTATGTCGAGGGTGATTTTCACATTCTGCTTTTTGCTTACGCTTTTGATGATGAAGAGACACAGGTCATTGATCTTGCCTGTGGTGAGGAACTCCCGGAAGAAGTTGTTAATGCGATCCATGATCCGGATATCATAAAGGCCGCTTGGAATGCACAGTTCGAGCGTACATGTTTATCAAAGTATTTTAATACTCAGCTTTCTCCGGATTCATGGCAGTGCTCAATGGTATGGGCGGCGAGTTTGTCTTTGCCGCTGAAGCTGAAAACGGCAGCGGAAGTCCTTAAAACAGGTGAACAGAAGGATGACGCCGGTGAGCGGCTTATAAAGTATTTCTCGGTTCCATGCAAGCCGACAAAAGCCAATGGGGGCAGGACGAGAAATCTTCCGGAGCATGCCCCGGAGGACTGGGCGAAGTTTAAGGAATACTGCCGGCAGGACGTAAAGACAGAGAGGGATATCAGGAGAAGACTTGAGAAGTTTCCTTTGAAAGCTTCAGAATGGGATCATTATCACATGGATCAGCGTATCAACGACCGCGGTGTAATGATTGACAGAGACCTCGTCACACAGGCAATCACCTGTGACCTGATGCTGTCAGAGGAGATGACAAAGAGAGCATATGAGCTGACTGGACTTGAAAATCCGAACTCAGTATCGCAGCTTAAGTCCTGGCTTGAGGAGCGCGGCATTGAGGTAAGTACGCTTGGGAAAAAGGATGTGGCGGCGATGATCACAGACCTTGATAAGCACAGTGTTGACGGTGAAGCCCTGGAGATGATGAAACTGAGGCTTCAGATGGCAAAGAGTTCTGTTAAGAAATATCAGGCGGCGGACAGGTATATCTGTTCTGACGGCAGAGCACACGGTCTGTTCCAGTTTTCAGGAGCCAACAGGACACAGCGCTGGGCTGGCAGAGGCATACAGCTGCAGAACCTGCCGCAGAACCATATATCAACACTCGATGAAGCAAGAGAACTCGTTAAGCTCGGTGCTTTCGATATGGTCGAGAGTATCTACGGAAATACACCGGACATCCTTTCACAGCTGATAAGAACCATGTTAGTGCCGAAGGAAGGCTGTGAGTTTATCATAGCAGACTTCAGCGCCATCGAAGCCCGTGTTCTTGCATGGCTTGCCGGGGAGCAGTGGCGTATCGATGCATTTAATAACGGCGAGGATATCTACTGCGCATCTGCTTCACAGATGTTCGGAGTGCCGGTTGTAAAGCATGGGGTGAATGGAGAACTCAGGCAGAAGGGCAAGGTTGCCGAACTCGCCTGTGGTTACGGCGGAGCGGCGGGAGCACTGATTTCCATGGGTGCTCTTGATATGGGACTTAAAGAGTCGGAACTTCCGGATCTTATCGATGACTGGAGAAACTCCAATCCTCATATTACACAGTTCTGGTGGGATGTTGAAAAGGCGGCGGTGGATACCATAAAGAATCATAAGGATAGAAGCGTCGGTAAGGTCGGCTTCAGCTTTTCTGCAAATACATTGTGGATCACAATACCATCCGGCCGCAGGCTCGCGTATATAAAGCCGAAGCTCCAGCCTAACCGCTTCGGACGCATGGCGGTCACATTCGAGGGGCTTAATGCCAGCAACAAATGGGTGCGGGGCGAGACCTACAGCGGAAAACTGGTGGAGAACATTACGCAGGCAACGGCGAGAGATCTGCTGGCGGAGGCTATGAGAAGAATGGAACTTGCCGGACTTGAGATAGTGGCACACGTCCATGATGAGGTAATAATCGAGGCTCCGGTCGGTAAAACAACTGTTGCAGAGGTCTGCGGCATCATGAACAAAAATCCTGTGTGGGCAGAGGGACTGCCTTTGTCATCGGCAGGATATATCGGAGAGAAGTTCTACTTTAAGGATTAAACGATGAATTAAAAGAATACAGCGGAAGGAGGAGAAAAATGAGTGGAAAACCACCGGGCCATATCTTAGCCAGACAACCCTGGAACACAGGAACTTCGTCAGGCAGCGATCCTTATACGGAGCTTGCAGTGGCAGTCGTTTTACAGGCAGTGGAGGATTATATCAAAGTGCTGAAAAAGCTCTTGAAAGGAAATCTGTGTGCTGATGAGGAAACGGACTGTGAGATCAAAAAACAACAGATTGAGCGTTTCTTTCGCTCACCGGATTATGAGTTTTATATAGCTTTTATGAATACAGAGATAGAGCCGGAGACTCTCATTTATCACTGCTGCTTAAGAGCAAAGGAACAGTTCAAGGAAGAACGGAAAAATGAAAAGGAGAAGATATGTAAACAGGCTGAAAAAAGCCGGGAATACCATAATGAAGGAGGAGATAATGATGAGTTGCGATAACTGTTCCGGCGGATACCGCGAGGATGAGGAACTGTATGTTTATGACCAGTGCTGTGAAAACTGCAGATACTACTGCGACTGGGAAGATGAAAGACAAAAGGGCTACCGGTACTATGCAAGAGACGATTACGAGCGTATGCCTGAAACACACTGGTGCTACCAGTGGCGCGGGAAAAAGGGCAGACACGGAAGGTACGGTGATAGCTGATGAGGGAATATGTAGTAGAAAACGAATTCGTAAAAGCGGTCCGCAATGCAGGAGGTGTGGCGTACAAGCTCACATCCCAGACAGCCAATGGTCTGCCGGATCGCCTTGTCCTGTTCTTCCCCGCAAAAACTGTATTTGTGGAGCTGAAAGCACCCGGCAAGCAGTTGAGGCCGTTGCAGAGGAAAAGAAGATATCAGCTGATGAAGCTTGGATTTCCTGTTATCTGTATAGACAGGTTTTCTCAGATAAAACCTGCAATTGAAGCTGTCAAGGCATGGATTCCAGGCACATCGTTCCCTGAGAATATCGGTGCGAAGATACCGGAACTGGATATCACAGCTCTGCCCCGTGATCAGGGCGAGCTGGACAATATGGATGATTATGGAGATACATTTGAGCCCGAAGACCCGTCAGTTTTGGCGGGCTTTTTTGATCTGGATAAAGGAGGTGTCGGCGATTGAGGTTTAATCCACACGATTATCAATCGTTCTGTATTGAATATATCAAAACACATCCCGTTGCAGCCCTTCTCCTGGACATGGGCCTGGGAAAGACTGTGATCACACTGACTGCTTTAAATAATCTTATATTCGATGACCTTCTTGTTTCCAAAGTTCTGGTCATTGCACCGCTTCGGGTATCCCGCGATACCTGGCCTGCAGAGGTGAAAAAGTGGGATCATCTGAAAGACCTGGATATTTCCGTTATCGTCGGCGACCTAAGGACAAGAAAGGCGGCAGTAAGTGCTTCGGCACAGGTTTATGTCATCAACCGGGAGAATATCAAATGGCTGGTGGAATATTACGAGAAAAACGGACTCAGATGGGATTTTGACTGTGTTGTTATCGACGAACTGAGTTCATTCAAGAACTACCAGTCGCAGCGTTTCAAGTGGCTGAGGAAGGTCAGACCTTTCGTACATAGGTGGATAGGCCTCACAGGAACTCCTACCTCCAACGGCCTCATGGACTTGTGGGCGGAGATCGGTATTCTTGACGGCGGCGAGAGACTTGGCAGGTTTATCGGACGTTTCCGTGAAAGTTATTTTAAGCCCGGTTCCATGAATCCGAGTACAGGTGTTGTGTTCTCATACATTCCCCGCCCCGGAGCGGAAGAGCAGATATATGACAGGATCTCTGATATTACCATATCCATGAAGGCACTTGACTACTTACAGCTTCCAGATTGTATCTATGTAAATCATGAGGTGGAGATGAATGACCAGGAGCGAAGGCTTTATGATCAGCTGAAGCGTGACCTCATAATTCCAACTGATGACGGTGACATTGATGCTGCGAATGCGGCATCGCTTTCCAACAAACTGCTTCAAATGGCTAACGGTGCTGTATATGACGAGAATAAGACACCACGCTTTATACACAATCGGAAACTTGAAATGCTTGAAGACCTGATAGAGTCTGCCAATGGACAGCCGGTCTTAATAGCATACTGGTTTAAGCATGACAGAACAAGGATCATGGAGTATCTGACTGCAGCGGGATATGCGGTGCGAGATATCAGATCGTCCGCGGATATCAATGATTGGAACAGCGGATCTATACCTGTCGCTTTAATACATCCGGCATCTGCAGGACATGGCCTTAATATCCAGGATGGCGGTCATATTCTCATTTGGTTCGGTCTGACCTGGAGTCTTGAATTATATCAGCAGACAAATGCCAGACTGTGGAGACAGGGACAGAAGGAAACGGTAACGATCCATCATATCGTTACGAAAAATACAGTTGATGAAGATGTGCTGGCGGCTCTTGCATCCAAGGATGTAACGCAGGAAAAGCTGATAGCCGCAGTGAAGGCACAATTATAAGAAACGGAGGAATAGAAATTGGGAAGGAAAAACAATAGAAAGAGACTGCCTGCAATTCGGCATCGCACAAATCCTGTACGCCGGGGAGATGTTTTCTTTGCAGATCTCGGTTATCACAAAGGTACCAGCGTTCAGTCCGGATGCAGACCTGTGCTTGTTATTTCCAATGACAGAGGAAATTATCACTCGGATACGATAAATGTCATTCCGATGACCGGGTGTTTCAAGAGACCTGATCTGCCATGTCATACAGTGCTTTATCCTGCTCAGATAAAAAACAGGCACCGTCCGTTCAGTACTGCTACTGTTTTATCCGAGCAGATAACGACAATTTCAAAATCAGCTTTAAGAGGCTATGTCGGAAGGATAGAAGATCAGAATGTGCTGAGTGATATAGAACACACTCTTTTATTTCATCTCGGGTTATGCAGGGGTAATGATAACCTGCTGACAGCTGATGAACACTACAATAACATGGAGGTAAACTATGTCTGATATCAAGAGAGTTAATTTTGTGAACATACCGCAGGAGCTGAAGTCAAATGCATCATTCTGTCTGTGGAAATATGAGAAGAGGAGCGGCAGACCTACGAAGGTTCCGTATAATCCGAAGAACGGACAGCCTGCGAAAACCAACGATGCAACTACGTTCGCTGACTTCTCAGCTGCCATGACTGCTTATGCCATGGGCGGCTGGGACGGCATCGGCTACCGTGTTTCTGAGGGCATCGGTGCTATTGACATCGACCACTGTATAAGGGAGGACGGAAGTCTCAATGATGTGGCGGCGTCCATTCTTTCCTTCTTCCCGGATGCGTATTTTGAAAAGTCTCCCTCAGGCTCCGGTCTGCGCGGTTTCTTCAAACTGTCGCCGGATTTTGTCTATGACAAGACAGTGTATTATATCAACAACCGTAAACATGGACTTGAAGTGTATCTCCCCGGTACAACCAACCGCTTTGTGACTGTCACGGGGGATGCGTACAGAACAGGTTCAGTATCACGCAACGACGAGGCTCTGCAGTCTGTTCTTGATACTTTTATGAAACGTAAGAGTAGAATAGAAGCCGGCGGCTGTATCGAGCCGGTATCATACCTGACTGATGAACAGGTCATTGAACACGCATTGTCCTCCGAGTCCGGAGATAAGTTCAAAGCTCTGTATGAAGGAAGATGGGAAGAAGGATATGAGTCCCAGTCAGATGCGGATATGGCGCTTGTATCCATTTTGTCATTCTGGTGTGGTAATGTGGAGGAACAGATCGACCGTGTTTTCAGAACCTCGGGTCTGATGAGGGATAAGTGGGACAGAATGACGGGTGATGCTACATATGGAACCATAACCATCCGTAATGCAGTATCAACTAATTCTGTTATCTATACTCCTGTGCATGATATCCCCTCCGCTGAAGATGAGTTCGATTCGCTTGAGGAGCAGGATGACGAGCATGCTGCATTCAGCCCCGACCTCTCTCATATAACACTTACACTGGAGGAGATGCAGCCTCATACCGCCGCCCGTTACCAGAGGGAGGAGATCGGTATCGGTAATATTTTCGCAGATTATTACAAAACTATCGCGAGGTTTGATGCCGGAAGAAATATCTGGTATGTGTATGACGGATCCGTCTGGAGACCGGATGAAAACGGACTGGCGGTAGCGGAACTGGCAAAGGTACTGGCCGACAGGCTGTATCTTTTCGCCTTGCAGATCAAGGACGAAGATACCAGAAACAGATATATCAAGCGTGTGCAGAAACTGCAGCTCAGGAAGAACAGGCGCACCATGATCGAGGATGCAAAATCCGTGCATGCCGTTGCTCATTCTGTTTTTGACAGGAATATCGATCTTTTTAACTGCCAGAACGGAACGCTTGATCTGACTACAGGAGAGTTCAGACCTCATGATCCGGCGGATTTTATCACGCTTATTTCGGGCATCACCTATGACCCGGCAGCTGAGTGCCACCGCTGGGAGCAGTTCATTACTGAAGTTATGTGCGGAGACAGAGATCTTGCATCATACCTGCAGAAGGCACTTGGATATGCGTTGACCGGGGATACAAGTCTCGAATGTCTTTTTATCCTTTACGGTGCGACAAGCAGAAACGGCAAGGGTACGACTATGGAGACCTTCCTTCGCATTATGGGAGACTACGGTAAAACGAGTAATCCTGAGATGCTTTCTACAAAATTCGGTAATGCAAACGCATCGGGGCCTTCAGAGGAAATTGCCCGTCTTGCCGGAGTGCGCTTTGTGAATATATCCGAGCCTGAGAAGAAGATAACCTTTAATGCTGCGCTGGTTAAGAGAATGACGGGTAACGATACGCTGAATGCCAGATTTCTGCATGAGAATTCTTTTGATTTCAAGCCGAATTTCAAGATCTTCATTAACACCAACTACAAGCCTTCTGTATCTGATATGACGCTGTTTTACTCCAACCGTCTGAAACTTATTCCTTTCAAACGTCATTTCGAGGAGCATGAACAGGATAAAGGACTCAAGACATTCTTTGCTTCTCCTGAGAACCAGTCTGCGATTTTCAACTGGTGTTATGAGGGATATAAGAGACTTAAGTCTGAGTCGCTTACCGATCCCGATGCTGTTATCTCCGCCAATAAGGGATATGAGGAGGAGTCGGATCGAATAGGCCAGTTTGTGGATGCGTGGCTGGAGGAAGGCGAGGCATATGAAGTGCGTACTTCTGCTGCATACAGGCTCTATGGCGAGTGGTGTGATAAATATGGCTACCGGAAGGAGAACAGCACGAACTTTAATAATGCCATCCAGAGGTTCTTCCGTATTGAGAGGAAGAGACCTAAAGGTGAAACAGGGAGTCAGACCACTATGCTTATCGGCTGCAGATTCCTGGATCATGAGAACGGTGAGGCGGATGAGAATAATTCTGAATTCGGTGTTTTGAACTGAAATAATGCGCTCCCGGTTATGCCGGCAACTTGAAATCTCTTGAAGCAGACAAACTGCGCCTGTTTTCAAGGGTTTTCTCGTTGTCTGCCTTGTGACTTGTCTTGTGGCCGGCCTCGCATCGATAGATTGATGTCGCAGCTTGTCGCAGGTTTTTTCGGTCATTATTAATATTACATTTCTTTATATGTATTACCTGTTTAACCTGCGACATCTTGCGACATTATAAAAAAATTGAGAAATATAGAGAGGGAAATAAGGATAAAAGAAAAAACTTCTCATCCTGATGCCGGTATTTCCGGGAAGATGGAATAGTGACGATATTACGACTTTGTGGATATTCTTTTGTGGTTACCGGTCTCGTTGGAAAGTTGATGTTACTGTGTGACGAAGGCGGTACGTGCAAAAGTGCCGGATATATCGAACTTGAATATGTGCTAAATGCTGAGAAACAAAAATTTATAAATCTTTTAGTACCGATACCCCTAAAATGCCCCTTCCCGCGACAATATATGAGAGGACTTTATTTTCATAGACAGGAGATGAGAAATATATGGCAGATGAAAATAATGCAATCTGTGGAAATACAGAAAATGCGGATATAAGAGCCGGTGATATAGCGGCTTCAGTGAAAAACGACCCCGTAAATCATCCGAGCCATTATACGAGCGGAAATATCGAGGTTATAGATTTTATCGAAGACCAGAAGCTCAATATGCACCTCGGAAATGCTGTGAAATACATCAGCCGCGCCGGAAAGAAGGATAAATCGAAAACAGTCGAGGATCTACGAAAAGCGGTCTGGTATATAGAGCGATATATCGGGGTATTGGAAAAGTCGGAAAAACAAAACTCCGGAAATAAGGCAGATATTTCGGATATCGCCCCGGTTGACGATATAGCGAATCTGCAGAATGCAGTAAATGGCCATAGCGCTGATAATAAGCATTATGGTGCTGATAATGCCGATAATACCGCAACCTCCCTATCCGAGACCTTCATAAATACCGAGATATTCATCGATTTCAGCTCCGATCTTTTATTCGGTGAAGATGAGGCGTATATATGCTACCCTGTGAGGTTCGCTACAGTGCGTTTTCAGCTGATGCCCACAAAAGGGCTCATAGAGCTGATTGACAGAAGGCGGTATAAGCTCGGATATAAGCCGATGTACCCGGTTGATGGTGGTACCAATCGTGACCTCGATGATGACGGCTGGTATGATTTCTTCGTCAGCCTGAACAGCTTTAGCGACAGCCACATAGACACCTGCATAGCGGCAGTTGTGGCGGGATCCGACAGCCCCGATAATGAGGAGATGTACACCATCGACTTAAGCGATGCTGAACAGGAACTCCTATATGACCGCTTTGACGAGCAGTGCAGGAAGTACGTCGGCAAGAGCTGTGAGGAGCTGCTTAAGGAAGCAAAAGAACTCATGGAAGAATAAAAGCAAAGAAAAACACGGTGCAGTACATAAGCCCCACATAACGGGGCTTTTTATATTGCGCCAAAAGCGTGGCAGCGCGGCAGTGGAACGAAAGCGAGGTGACAGCAGTGCCAAGAAAACCAAGGCGGGGCTGTGCATACGGCGGCTGCCCGAGGCTTGCTGTTCCCGGCAGTCAGTACTGCGAGGAGCACAAGGCACTCACCGACAGGCAGTACAACAGATATGAACGAAGCCCGGACTTTAATAAAAGATACGGCAGGAAGTGGAAAAAGATAAGAGCAAGATATGTGGCGGCACACCCTCTATGCGAGATGTGTCTTAAAGAAGGACGGTATGTTGCGGTGGAGGAAGTCCATCACATCAAACCGCTGTCGCAGGGCGGCACCCATGCGGAAAGCAATCTGATGTCGTTGTGCCAGAGCTGCCATATGAAGATACATATGGAGCTTGGCGACAGGCAGATCAGGAAGTGACCCCCAGGGGGCGGTCAAATCTCTGCGGGGACTCTGATCGACCATCGGGCTGGGGTCCCGTGTGCAAAAACGGCGAAATCAAAAGGGTAATTAAACCCGCCCTTAATTCCTGTTATAAAACAGTCATAAAAACAGCAAAGCCGCTCACAACCGGGCGGCTTTTAATCATAGCTGATGTGACAGTATCCACTTCAATAAATCATCGAAAGAGTACTCACCAGCAGCAACGCTTAGTATTGTGTCCGACAGTTCCTTCTGGGTGTATTCCAGCTCGATTTTATTGAGGGCAAGAAATACAAGCATAACATGTGTGCCGATGCGTTTGTTTCCGTCAACGAAGGCGTGGTTCTTTATCAGACCATAGCCTAGCCGGGCGGCTTTCTGAACAATTGTCGGATAGGCATCCTCGTCACCAAATGACTGGAAGGGTGCGGCAAGTGCGGATTCAAGCAGACCCTCATCACGGATGCCGTCGGAACCGCCGGTTTCTGCAATAAGCTGGGAGTGAAGCTTTATGACCTGCTCTTTTGATAGTCTTATCATTTTGCAAGTACCTCATAGGCTTCACGGTTTTTAGCGATAAGGCGCTTTGAGATTTCGAGCAGATCCTCGTCATCGGCAAGCTGTTCTTTTTCAGCAGTGTCGAATTCTATAACCAGATAACGCGGAGAGTTGTTCTTGAGAATAACAACGGGACCGTGTTCATCGACCATGCGCGCAACGCGTGAGAAGTTCTGGTTGGCTTCGGTTATGGATACAAGATTGTTTGTGTTTACATTCATGGTTCAGCACTCCTTTCATATTTTCCTGATTTTATTATACACGATAAATAGGATAAATTCAACCTATTTTCAAAAATGTTAAATAAATATTTACAAAGCGAGGTGAAAAACGTGCCGACAAAATCAAATAACACAGGCGGCAGAGGCGGGGCAAGAGCCGGCGCCGGAAGAAAAAAGACTGCCGTAAAGGAAAAATCCGAAAGCGGAAATCCGGGCGGAAGAAAACTGACCGTACTGGATATCCCGGAAGTAGAAGGTGTGGATATGCCGAAGCCCCACGAGTTCCTGTCAGCTGAACAGCGTGACGGAAGCACTCTGCAGGCGGAGGAGATATACAAAGAAACATGGGAATGGCTGCAGAAGGTAGGATGCGCCGCAAAGGTATCCCCGCAGCTTCTGGAACGCTACGCCATGTGCTCGGCAAGATGGATCCAGTGCGAGGAGATGACAAACCGCATGGGCTTTCTGTCAAAGCATCCGACAACACAAAAACCGATACCTTCCCCGTTTATCAATATCGGTATCAACTATATGAACCAGGCAATAAGACTGTGGAATGAAATATTCCAGATAGTCAAGGAAAACTGCAGTACTGAATACGGCAGTGAGCCTTCACCGCAGGATGATCTTATGGAAAGACTGCTGAGGGCAAGGAAAGGTTAAAAAGAAAAACTGAAAGTGAGGATAAAAAATGTACGAAAAGGTAAATCCAGGTCATCCCGACAAATGCGCGGATAGAATAGCCGGCGCCATAGTCGATGTGGCTTATGTAAAAGAAAACGATCCGAAGATAGCAGTGGAGGTTCTGCTCGGTCACGGTGAGTGCCATATCATCGCAGAGACTTCTGTATCCATTCCGCAGCATGAGGTGGAGATGATCGTAAAGCGTATCGCAGGAAATGTGATCTGCCACTACAGAGAAGTTCCCCAGGACGGCATTCTTGCCGACAACCAGTCGCAAGGTTTCCGCTGCGGTGACAACGGCATTTTTAAGGGAATGCCTGTGACCGATGAGCAGAAGAAACTCACCGAGATCGCAAACAATCTGTATAACATCTACGGCTGTGACGGCAAGTATATCCTTGACGGCAGGCGCCTGATCATCTGCCAGAGCAATGCTGACAGTAAGCACATAAGGGAAGTGTATCCGAAAGCCGAGGTCAATCCTCTGGGCGACTGGACAGGCGGCAGTGATGTTGATACCGGCGCTGTAAACAGGAAGCTCGGATCCGATATGGGAGATTCCGTTACGGGTGGAGGACTTCACGGCAAGGACTTATCCAAGGCAGATGTAAGTGTAAATATCTATGCTTTCCTTAAGGCACAGGAGACAGGCAGGCCTGTGGAAATATCCTGCGCAATCGGGGATGACAAGGTGGACGGCAAGGATTACTCAGAGATCGTTCAGACAGCAAGGGAGTATATCAATTCCCTCGGCGGCTTTGAACGGTTCGCGGAATGGGGGCTGATCAGAAATGAGTGATAAGAAAACAATAACAGAGTTTCAGCTCGTTGATGTCAGTAAGCTCGTTCCGTATATCAATAACGCAAGAACACACAGTCCCGAGCAGATAAATAAACTGAGGGCTTCGCTCCGGGAGTTCGGTTTTGTAAATCCCGTTATCATTGATAAGCAGTTCAATGTTATCGCAGGCCACGGAAGGCTTGCAGCAGCCAAGGCTGAAGGCTATGTGGAAGTGCCGTGTGTGTTTGTGGACGAGATGACAGAGGCTCAGAAGAAAGCATATATCCTCGCCGATAACAGAATGGCGCTCGATGCCGGATGGGATGAAGAACTCTTAAAGGTCGAACTGGAAGCCCTGCAGGGTATGGATTTTGATATCGGGCTGACAGGCTTTGACGAGGACGAGCTCGCCGATCTTTTCGGTAATGATGCAGAAGGCAAGGAAGATGACTTCAATGTGGAAGAAGAGCTGGAAAAACCGTGCTTTTCTAAGGCAGGCGATATCTGGCATCTCGGCAGGCATACAGTTATCTGCGGAGACAGCACAAAAGAGGAAACTTTCAAGGCTCTCCTTGGAGATACCAAGGTCAATCTGGTATGTACAGATGCACCGTACTTTGTAAACCTCGACAGTGCCAGTGGAAAGATAAAAAACGATGACCTGAACGATAAAGAGGGCTATGAGTTTTTAATGAAAGCCTTCACGAACTTTAAAAACGCTATGGCGACAGATGCATCGTTTTATGAGTTCTATGCTACATCCAAGAGCCGTATTTTTTACGATGCTTTCGAGGATGCAGGCTTCAAGGTAGGCGCAGGTCTTATCTGGAGAAAACCCAGAGCGCCGCTTTCAAGAACGGACTGGAAATTCAATATGGAACCCATCATCTTCGGATGGAGAAAAGACGGCAAGCATAAATGGTACGGCGATCAGAAACAGACCGCCGTTTTTGATTTCGATGGAATCAAGAACAGCCGAGAGGACGGCTGCGGTCATCCAAGCTCAAAGCCTGTGCCTTTAATTGCCTATCTTATAAAGCAGAGCACACAGACAAACGGCATCGTGCTTGACGGTTTCCTCGGATCCGCCTCGACCCTTATCGCCTGTGAGCAGATAGACAGAACCTGCTACGGCGTGGAGTTCGAGCCGAAGTTCGTGGATGTTGCCGTGGAGAGATACAGAAAATATCTCGCAGATAATAACAGTAGCGCTGATGTATATGTAATCAGGGACGGACAGCGTATTGAATATAACGATGTGCCGAAACCGGAGGAGGGAGAGCAGAATGGAGAAAACACAGAATAAGCATCTGACCCTCGGCAGTCTGTTCTCGGGCTCCGGGGGATTTGAGCTTGGCGGCATCATATCCGGCATCAAGCCTGTGTGGAATTCGGAAATCGAGCCCTTTGCGGTAAGGGTCACCACAAAGCGCCTGCCGGGTGTAAAGCACTACGGAGATGTATCTTCACTGAACGGCGCAGAACTTGAGCCTGTGGACATCATAACCTTCGGCAGTCCCTGTCAGGATATGAGTATCGCGGGAAAGAGAGCCGGGCTTGACGGTGAGCGCTCGGGACTGTTCCACGAGGCAATAAGAATTATAAAAGAAATGAGGTGTAGGACGGATGGAAAATATCCGAGATACTGCGTCTGGGAAAATGTCCCCGGCGCATTCACAAGCAACAAGGGCGAGGACTTCAAAGCCGTCCTCGAGGCGGTCTGCTCCGTCAAAAGCGGTGAAACTGATCTACCTCGACCTGAGAAATGGCCGAGTGCAGGAGAGATCGTGGCAGATAATTTCTCAGTCGCATGGAGGGTTTTTGACGCTCAATACTGGGGTGTCCCCCAGCGTCGTTCAAGAATCTACCTTGTCGCAGATTTTGATGGTGGGAGTGCCGGAAAAATATTATTTGAGTCAGAAGGCGTGTCTGGGTATACTCCACAGGGCTTCCGCTCGTGGCAAGGTGCTGCCGGAAGTGCTGAAGAAAGCACTGGAGCGACAGGCATCTGCTTAAATGATCAG